CATAAGAACGAGAACCATAGTTCCCAACATTTCAGCAATGTACTTTTTCATAATTCTTTAATTTTAAATTAAACCTGTTTATTATATTAATAAATTACTTTAAAAGGTAATATCACTAAAGTTTTTTTTGCAAATATATAAATAAAAAGATTTGATTGAACAGGTTTGAGATATAATTGGTAAAATACTCTTGGCAATTTCTTGGGATTGCTCCTGTTTACCCAAAATATATTTAGAATTGTTTATTTTTTATTTTAATTACAACAGAATGTGTTAAAAATACACAATGTAATATTGTTTAAATTAGTATTTCGGCAAAATTTCACCAAGTATTAATGTGATTTTAAAAAATGGTTGAAAGATCTGCGAGTGCACAGTGCATGATGATATAGTGACAGTGTATGTGCTTTCTATGGGATACCATTATACCAAGTGAAAAAACGCACGGCACGGGAGTAATCTGGTACTCCGTGCTATAAAACAGAATGTAATTGTACATCAGTGATTATTCTTTGAGATACTTATAGGTCTTTAGATATTTATTCAGCCTTGATAAATCGCTCTCTGTAATTTGCTCCAGTCGGGTAATGTCCATATTATCTTCCAAATCGTGTAACTTTACTTGCCTGTCAATCGGATTAAGGCGGGAGCGCTTGATGGAATCTTCATAGCTTTCATCCTTGTTGTGGGTAACAGAAAGAATGGCATCTATAATATTACGAGGAAAGCCTTCCATTAGCAAATATTCAGCAGTAACTTCGGTATCTTCTATTGTATCGTGCAACAAAGCAGCAATTCTTTCTTCGTCAGTAGAGCATCTGTTGGAAACACGAATAGGATGGAAAATATAAGGCGCTCCAGTTTTATCAACTTAATAAATATGCGCATCAACTGCGATTTGCAGTGCTTTTTCTAATAATGAATTATCCATAATCAATATGTTTCTATTACACGATTTAAAAATTTAGTTCTCAACATCTTCTTGATAACACGTTTCATGTCCTTGTCAAGGTATGTATATGCTTTATCAAAAATATTATCCGGTACTCCGTAGAATGCTTCTGCTAATCCTCCAGCAATGCAAGCAATTGTATCACTATCTCCACCTATTGATACGGCATTACGAATCGCATCTTCAAACCCGTTACTTTCATGAAAGCAGATTATTGCTTGCGGTACAGTTACCTGGCAACTTTCATCAAACTTATTGCATGAACGAATGAAGGCAACTGTTTGTGATAAGTCATATCCAAATGTAGATTCTGACCATTTTTTTACATCGCCTTTAGTGTGTCCGGTGCGCAATAAGAATATTGAACCTGCAATAGCTTGTGCGCCTTTGATACCTTCTTTGTGATTATGAGTTACTTTTGCGCTTTTCTCCGCTTCTTCAAGAACCTTTGTCAGTGAATTATAATAGAAACCAATTTGACTAACACGCATGGCAGAACCATTACCATAACTGTTATATGGTTGTGGGTTATTACTTCTCCACCATCTTTCAAAGGACACACCGTAAGAGCCCTTGGGGTTCGGATATTTCCTGCACCATTCCAACAGCACATCTTTATAGTCTATCTTCCGGTATATAGCATCAGCAATCGCAATAGTACAAATGGTATCATCTGTAAAACTGCAATCTTTAGTAAACAGTTCGAATTCTTTAGTATTGATATTGTTAAATTCAAAGCGAGAACCTACAATATTACCTATTATTGCTCCAATCATAGTGGTATTATTTATGTATAAAGGTAAGAAAATTATTTGATTTGGCGAAATATAGTATCTTATATTTCCTCCATATAGATATATAAATTGCCGAATACCTTCTTATCAACAGCTTTGATTTTTGTAATTTTAAACTTGGAAGATTTGTTGAACAATATTTCTTTTTCTTCCTGCATATCGGATATAGATGATATGTCCACTCCATTTTTACCTTTGATTTCAAAGATAACTTTATACTCTGTTCCATCGGCAAAATCCTATGCTACAAGCTTATTGGCGGATGTTGACATAAAGCCGTTCTCTATGTAGTCATCGCCTTTCTTTAAAGATTTCAGTTTGTCAAACATTATTCTGTCAGCAGTAATGCCACGATAACTTGTTCCAATACACTTGTTAGAAAGGTTAATGTATTTGCTGATACCATCAATGACAGAAAGCGTTTCTTCATCAAGCTGCTTTCTTTGACCTCTTAAATATTGTATATTTGGAAATAGCCTCAATATATGTTTTTATCTTCTTTCAGAAAAGATGGATTATCTTTCAAAAAGTATGGAAGTGTATCTCGTTTCTTGGCATTATCAATTCGTCGCTGATTATCGAGAACCCACTTCTTGAAGCTGTCCGGCACATCTTTCACTTTGTTCACACTTTCAGTACTTGCTTCACTACGTCCGTCCCACGCCCAAAACTCCTCTTCTGTTTTAAGAATAGGAATTTTATAGCATCTGCAATTAGACCCCCAAAAGCATTTTCCATTGCGACGGATATACATGATATGGTTTTTCTCCAGAGTAAGGTCATATACAAACCCATCGTAATGCTGAATCTCTTTATGGAACACTGTCGACGTGACGGAATAGCATTCACGGATTGAATAACAATCGTAGTTTGAAGTTATGATACTTCCGTTGCTTTTGTGCGACACTCCAGCCTTGTTCACTGAAAAGGACGGACGATTCCCGGATTTCAGAATAAGCTCAGACAAATCCCCTGCCATACGTTCAGATACGGTAAAATAGAGGATTTCATCCTTGTCTGACTTAAACTCTGTTCCATGATTACCTACAAAAGATTTGCATGGTTGCCTGTATCCATCACAAAGCATAAAGGCATTAAGAAATATTCTGATCTGTCTGACAGATGCATTCTTTATCGCAGATGGTATAAATTTATGGGAACACTTGCCGAATATTTTCAGATAATTCCTTATTGGAGTACTATAAAATGCAACTTCTTGCTTGTCTAAATGTGGCTCAAATCCGATACGCTTCACGCAGTTTACAATTCTGTCCCGTGCAGGCTCACCTTCTTGTTGGGAGATAACAACCCCGGCGTTTCCCATTGTACTCCCGTCTGAAAGCCAATACCCCATAAACTCACAAAACAGGTCAAATGGTATTTTGATGTTGTCTATCTCATAAAATGCAACATCTTCTGACTCATATTCGCATCCTCTATAAAAAGCCCCTTTCCCCTTTGTGTACTCTTTAGCTTGGCAGTTCTTTATCCTGCCATCATTCTTGTTTAAATAAACCATATTATGTTCCGGTGTAACCAAACAGTCCAATGATTTATTGAAAAAGTGTATCATGTCACCATTATATCGGTAACACTGCCTATTCGTAGACTCTACCCACTCAGGTGTTCTGTTAGTAGGATTCAATGACAATATCAAATCATCATCAAATACATCTTTAAACAGTTTCCACCCTCTGTTTGTAAGCACTTCGCTGTCATCGGAATAACAATTCGGGTGCCAACCAACCCAAGTAAAATCCTTGGGATATTTCCCGGCAAGGGATTCGCATACAGTGCAAGGAAACTCTCTTCCGGAGCGTTTGATTTCATAACCTACCACAAAGTCCATTTGCTTCCAACGCTCATTTTCGGCGGTCCGGTAAGCCATATTGATTTCAGACCGAGCCAACCGGATAGAACGGTATTCACAATCTTTTAGGTGTTCTGCACTTCCGTACTTCTCTTTGTAGTCTTTTTGGAGCGATGGAAAATCAAGGAGGTGTTTGGATATTTGCTTGCTTAGGGCAACGGCACTTGTTCCTTTCTGAATAGCACAGGAGATGGCGGCTTCCAGTTCCTCCTTGTAAACGGTGGACTGTTGCCAGAGTTTAGCCGATACATCAAACCCTCTGTCCCTGCGGTTCTGAAATGCTTTCAAAGCATCAGAATTGGTTTGATAGAGAACTTTGTACTTTTCTTTATCAATAGTGGCGGTATAAGCTTTCAGAACCTTGTCAGCCATCAAATCTTGTACCTCATTGCTATTCTTCCACTCATCAGAAGTACCACGATAGATAACAGACCGAATATCATCTACGAACTGAGCTTGAATGTCCGCAATAGACTTCTTGGTTTGCGGATAGTCAGAAAACTTGAAGACAGTACCACTGTCGGCATCATATTCAGTATTCAATGCAATCTTTGCGGCTTCCAGATTAAGAGTATCGTATATCTGCTCAACAAGGGCAACATATCTGTTTAGCCGGCTGTTGAGTTCCTGATATTTCTTCTTCTGATTTGGAATGTTTGGTTTTGCCATACTATTCTGTTTTTAAGCTATTTTTTGGAGTGGGTAGAAAAAACATGGGGGGTAAGACAAAAAAGATTGTTCTGTTTTTAAGATTAGCTCACTTTTTTCTTGAACTTGTCACATACGTCACGGTTAAGAAAGCGGCTGGAAGTGAAAAATGGACAACGGCACATGAAGAACTCACCTCTCAAGTTCTTCTCATGTCGGTCATACGAATGCACACAATCCTTGCAATGGTATGAGGATATGTTAGAGGGTATCATCTTTTTTGACATGGCGTTATTCTTCAATTCTATCAGGTGCCGGCATTTCCAGCAGCCTGATAGCCTTAATCGTTTTTCTACCTTCCAAGATAGCTTTGCATAATCTATGGTATCCGTCTGCTATTTGTCCTACTTCATCCAATATTATAGGGTGGTTTAAAGAACAATCACGAACACGTTTGCATTGAAAGATGAAGCTATGAAGCTGACTGCACTCAAATGGTTCAACAGTCAGGTCTATATTCCACAATGGCATATCACGTACAGGGTATTCCTTTGCTTTCGCGAAATTATAAAGTGTTTGAGCATTCCATATCTTATTGCCTCTGTGGTATTCACTTTCAGCGAAAGTCATATTATCTATTGGTACTTTCATGTTATTTACTTATTTAGCAAGGTGCGCCAACGTTACAGACATCCAACGCACCCGTTACATTTTCTACACGTGGCAGATAGGCTATTGAACAATCTCCCAATCATCGGCAAACACATCGCTAATAGACGGAACCCATGAATCAGCACGCCCGGTGTTCTCGTTGTAAATAAGGCATTGACTCGTATAGTCAATGAAACCTTTGCCTTTCAGAATAAGGTCTTTTGCTGATTGCGGAAGAGATTGCATCTTGGGAATAACATCACTCTCTATATGAGCTGGAACCTGTTTGAATACCATTAATCCTTTCCCGTTCCAGCCCTTTCTACGGATAACGCCACCTTGTTTCAAAACGTCTATAGCATCACCGAAACAGATAGGAGTTTCTTCCTTGACTTCTCGATATGATTCTTCAAACAGTTTTTTGGGTGACCAACTTTCATAGCCATATTCAGTACGAGTGTGATATCCCAGTTTATAAGACTCATTCTTTTCTATTTCACTTTTTACTAAGCCTTTACTGCAAGCTTCACCCAATGTCATAGGTTCTGCCTCAATCTGTTTTGTTCCAATATACTTTTTCATATATCTGTAGTAATTTAATTATTCTCCAGGAGTATATGTACCGGTAATAGAGGCAGTGCTGTCATCGGTTAGAGTCGCTGTGCCGGTAATGACTGTACCTTTGATAGTCAAAGCTATTGATTTGATTTTTGCACCGGTATCGCCTTTGTCTCCTTTCGCTCCAGCAGCACCTTGTTCTCCTTTCTGCCCTTTGAGGTTCTTAAAAGCAAAATTCAGCTTGCCTTCTTTCATTGTTACATCCACAGAAGGTGTACCTACATTCGCATCAACGCTGGCGGTTGCCCCGGTTACGGATGAGCCATTACCACTCGCTTGAGGTAATACAATCATTTTAGCGGCAGTAACAGCGGTAGTACTGACAATGCGAATCATCATCCCGGCAGGTACACAAAGGTCGATTACCCGCTGATAGGGATCGTGAAGTGGAATCGCATCATAGGCACTTGGTTCCATTTCAGGCATGTGCCGGTAGATTTTTAGCGGTTCAACATTTCCGTTGTCTATTTGAATTACACAATTGCCTTCAGAGGCGAAATCTGCGACAAATACGCCTTCTTGTTCTTTAAATACAATATTTTTCATATTTCCCATATTTGTTATTTACTATTCGGCACCTTCAAACAAGTTGTTCATCCTTGCCTGTCGGTCCGCTTTGTCTTCTTTTTGAATCTGGTTTAATGTTCCTTTGGGATCATTGGAGTAACCTGCCATTTCGATGGATTCAAGCTGGCTGAATATCGCTTTGCCTCCATTCCCTTTCATACATCTGTTAATCAGCGCGTCCTCATCATTCTGAATAAACGGAGTAATGACATGCTCAACTTCTATATTGTCAATCTCATCAGCCCATGAAGTATTCATCATTTTCAGAAATTCTTTGATGACATTACACTCCCGTTCAAAGAACTCTATCCAGGCACCTGACTCATCCCCGATTTTCAGATGGGCGTCAGACAATATCATTTGTCTGGCATCAAAACCTATGTTACCAAGACTTTTCATGTTTTCGAAAGATAGGTCTGGCATCTGGGCCTGCATGAAGAAAAGCTTGAGCAATGTATCCACATGATATTTCAGGGCTTCTATGGCCTGGGTCCATGAAACATAAGCTATGTCACCGCCATTCTTTAGACGGAACAATCTGCGGGCCTCTCCCTTGTCCTCGTCACCGACAAGTTCGCCTGTCACTTTCAGTAAGGGTGCGGAATTGTAGGCTATCACGTCTGAGTTACGGGAGAGCGTGTATTCAATTTCCTCACGGATATGCTCTAGTCCATGAAAAATAGGAGCGGGGCGGTATGCATAAGCTCCGGGAATCTTTTTGAGGATAATCCTTTCGGGATCTGTAACAGCAATCCAGCTGGCTTCCCCCTGTTGTTTCCACTTGTAATGACGGTCAGCGGTATATGTCTCAAAGAAAGGGACCTCCTTATCCTTTATCTTCTTCTTATATTCGAAGGACATGGCGATCATGTCTCCCCACTCGTCAAACAAGGGATATAATCTAACCCCGTCCATCGGCGAGTATGTCTTGCATTTCAGCTTATACTTGCTGTTGAATCCGTATAGTGTGTTGGGTCTCTCTACCACATACCAGATGGTGAAAATTTCACAGGATGCAAAATAGGCATTGCCACGTCTGATGTTTTCAGAATCTATACGGGCATATTTATAGATTGCTTCAATAGCTTTGGTTATCTGCTGACGTTTTTCATTTTCTTCCGTATTATGGTAGACACGTCTGACGGGAATAGCGAAAGCGAATTCCGTAATACGTTTCACAAGTAGTTTCTCCAGGCCAAGATGAATACGCGAAGCCGGCTCGACTCTTCCATCAGATTTTATTTTGTCTTTACGAGAAAATTTATCAGTTACAATTTTATGTCTGGAAGGATCGTAATCTTTCAGCGACTTGCTCCATTCCGGCACATCCACTGATTTTTCTTTCAAATCACTGATAATGTCAGAAACAGGTCTTGTACTGTCAAGGATTGTGGTAATTTCGTCCATTGTTATACTGTTGTGTGGTGCAGCTTCGCACCGCTTGTTTTTTATTTGGATAGGAATTTATTCACGAAATGTACTTGTCCTTTGCCGGTTACTTTGGTCGTGGTCGTGACAAGCATGGTACCATCCGGCTTGTTGATGGTGGTTTGCTTCAGCTCAAAAAGTCCCAATTTCATAGATTTCTGCGTCGGCTGATTGTAGTAGTCACCCTTTTGACAAAGATAACCATTCTCGCGCATCCAGCTAAACAAACGGTTCTGACCGATATTCACCCCATTTTGTTGTAATATTTTAGCCAGTTCAGCAATTAAACAAGAGCGATGTGAAGTTGAGACAGCATCAGCAAAAAGGACTTTAGGAGCATCTTTTTGGATCTTCCGCTCAGCCTCTATAAGACGCTGTTCTTTTCGTTTCAGTGTTTCTTGTGCCACAATAAGCGCACGTGCCATGATTTCTTCTGGAGTGTCGTCCATTTTGGTAGCGATGTAGCCACCTGTCTTACGGATACATGGCAACACTTCGCTTGTTACCCATTTGCGGAACTTTTTAGCTTCAGGCTTACGACTATCCAATATTGTATCATACAAACCATCCTCATCAACAAAATTTGCCTGTTGGATTCCACCGGCTGTTTCAAGGGGATACTTTGAAAGTACATCCTTATCTAATCTTTGCGCTACCTTACTGGGAATCAAATCCAAAATCTGGCATACATCTGCTAAGCAAAAGAAAGGTTCGTTATTCTCACTCATTGCAATTCTTACCTTTCCGAATTGCTCATTCTCAAAAATTTTAATTGTGTTCATAATGTAGTTCCGTACTCCTTCATACGGTGGTTAGTTACACATAATACTGCTCCAAAAAGAAACCGGATAATACAATACGCACTACCCGGTAACGTGAAGGAGCACGTTAGCACCAAATGCTATGTCGCAAATATAATCATTTTATTTGAAAAACAAATAAAATGATTATATTTCAGAGGAATATTGCAAAGGATTTCTTGTGCACATTCTCCTCTCAAATAATCTACGGTGATGGCAGCAATAGATTTTGACTGAATGGTTTTTAGTTCATCATATCTATTAAAAGTGACATCGTTATTTTTAAGAATCTCCAATGCTTTAGTATATCCTTCTTTGGCAGAAGCATTAACAAACTTGTTTATTTTCTTTTTCTGCAATATCGCTTCTATCTTATTGATAGTATCGGCAATATGTTCTTCCTGCGGAATGGGCAATTTATGCCCTAAGAATATTGCCATACGGTTTAAATCTTGCTGTTTCATAATTCCTGTATTTCAATTTATGCAACTTACAACATATTTCGTAGAATATCTTCATCACTGACAGCCAAGTAATCCCACGGAAAGAATGTATTGGCGAGGGAATCGAACCAGTCAGGAGAACGTTTGATACGTTTTTTAATCTCCTCTTTCTTTTCTATGATGATACTGCCATTACTCATAAATCCCCAATGTGTTTCCGTTGCTTCTTCCATAAGTTTATCACAGGGTGGGAGAGCGGCACCAAACCCATTTTTGGGATTAAGCCAGTCACGTACCGCCCAAAACAGATAAGCCCTCATGTTGGCGAAGGTGTATTCGCCTGTTATATCATGCAGCCCACGTGCGCTCTCGGAGAACTTACAAGAATACACATTTTGGTACCCAAGTTCCTGCAACCGAGATAACACTCCTGCTCCTTCGCCGATAGTATCAATAAATGCTTTCGCACCCTTCTTGTCAAGATATCTGGTTATCATTCCGGCTACGTGCATGTGGTCTGCTGTTCCAGCAGACTGGTGCGCTTCAAACTCACTGACATAGTTGCCATATCTTAGACACAGCACACTGTCATCACGTCCCATGCCGGCAACATCGACACCAATCTTGCAGCTTTTCTTTGGAACAAAATCATCTTCTTGCAGTTTCCTCCAATTCTCGTTGGCGATTTCAATCCATTCGTAGGGGATAAGCACATCTTCCGCCACTTTAGGGAACATACCGAGCACTTTCACACGGAACAAGTCATTCGGCCGATATAGACCGTCTTCCCATTTGAAGTCCCCTTCACCTTCGTTGAAGTCAGCTTGCTGGATAGGTGAGCACCAGTTTTCCACTTTGTCTTTCACCCATTCATAATCAACTTGACCAGGAATAACTATTTTCTTGCTTACAACATTCTCAGCATTAAGGGAACTTAACCTGAATTTGGCAAAACGGTCAGACTTCATGGCACGTGCAGCATATCCTGTGGTCACGTTAGGGTTGAACACTATTAGCAAACGGGAATTTCCCTGCAAATTACCTTCGATGGCATTGTAGATAACTTCTGATATACCGGAGGCTTCCGTAACAACAAACAATGTGTTTACGGCATGGAATCCAGACCATGCTTCCATATTGTCATCAGAACTCTTGAACCCCGTTAGAAACCATTCTTCGTAGTTGGTTCTGATTCCTGAAGACAATAAACGTCCAGGCAGGAAACCAGCATTCCGGAATAGCCTGGAAACTTCCGGTATCATAATATCTTTTACTTGGCGACCGGACGGAGCTGTCATTGCAATTTTGGTATTCTTTACCAATCTTCCGTTAACCCAGCGTGGAGTAAGATACATAAAGCACATAGCGGCACAAGCGGCACAGAAATCCTTGCCACGGGCAGTTCCGGAGGCTACAGCGGTCATTCGGTTGTATTGAACCGAGTGAATAATATCCTGCTGTTCTTTATCCAAACGCGCTTTCAGCACATCGGAACAGAACTTGCACCAATCGTCTCTCCACGCCTGTATATACAAGGCTGCCTTATCGCTCAGATCCATTATTCTTCTATTTTGTCCGGCAATTCTTTTATCAAACTTTCGAATGGATTGACATTGACATCCTGCTCGACACGCTCAACATAACCACGTTTCTTACCCTTTGTTTTCAGATAAAAGATTATCGCAGTTAAATCATCATTATTGATTGCGGAAAGCAATTTAGATTCGACTACATCAATGGTTTCTTCTTCTACTTCCTCAGCACGTTCCTTGAACTTAAGGTCACTGTCCCGCCATTTGTAATAACAGGCTCTCGTTATACCTACTTTCTGGCAGGCATACGAAACAATTCCATGACTTTCACGGAAATGTTTCAAAAACAATTCTTGTCTTTCCTTCTTTCCCATAATTTTATAACTTTACATGCCGATACGTCTTCGGCTTTTCACCAAAGACGCATCGGATATACACTAGTTATCAATTAAAACATTCAATCAAACAAGGACTGCTGTACGCATCCGTCCTCAATCTCTTTCATTTTTTTCTCATCCGGCCTCGGAGTTATATGATCCTTGTCATAGAATCCGTTCTTCTCCAGATAGAAAAATCTGTCCCAACCACATTGGTCGTATTCACCTTCTTTGTAAGGGGTTAATGCGGATTGTTCGGCAATGATAAATTCTTTTTTGGTCTTTCCTCTTTGCTTCCCTTTATGGGTATGGCAGTCAAATACATAATCAGGTATTGACATGTATCTGTTGTCATAGTCTTTCAAACATGTGACAGGATAAGGGAAATCATTTGCATAGAAACCGCAATATCCGTATTTTACAACTTTCAGAAGTACGGTAACAGCCTTTGCTACGAAAATGGATGATTTAGGTGAACTACCGGGTTGCATATCGTCTGCTTTCTTCAATGCGACAATTTCAGTGGTAATAGCCTGATAGTTGAGATTACCTGCTATCATAATAAGCCGTTTCCAAAGGAACTCCCGATACCTTACCATTAACTCATTGGCCAGATAACCGGCTCTGATATCGTCTTTGCCGATTATGGCACGTTCCAATAATCCGGCAACTAAAAACATGTCATGCCCATTTTTGGTGTAACATCCGGCATTACTTCCGACATATTCATCCTTTGGCAATTCTATCCTGTCTCTTGAATTAAGCAGGTTACAGGCGAAATAATCAGCATCACGATTCTTTCTTGTGGCAAGAAGAATGCCGAGAGCCTTTTCAATGAATAGAGGTGATTTGTCCTGCCAGCTTTGTGCGTCATCAGCCTGTTTGAGTGCTACAATCTTATTCGTAACAAGGTCATAACAATCCTCTGCTGAAACACAGAGTAATCGCTTCCACAGATATTTTCTAAATCGTGGTGCCAACTCGTTAGCAGCATAGCAGGCATAGTCTTTGTTGCTCCTGCGTATTGCCTTCTGAATGAGGGATGAAACCTCAAACATATTGTGACCGTTTTTTGTGTATAGTGCATTTGCCATATCTCAATCTATTATGCGATTTCAAATTTTGAATTTGGATTCAATTTAATCAATCTTGCTATCATTTCCTCTGCCGTTTTTTCAGTTCCACAAAACTGATGAAATGTAGGGCGAGCAGATTTCGTTCCATCTTTCTTTATTTTGTAAATAAATGCACCTTTTGGCAAACCTTTTGAATTAATGTACTTTGTTGCTTTCATTGTCTATCTCTTATTTTAAATTATTACTTTGCTTTTCTTTTATAATGCTAAGATACTGATTTATAGTGAGATATTAAAATTTAAATATCTGATTAACAATGAGTTAAACAATGATTAACGGCTTATATATCATCAATGCAAATACATTTTGGTTTATGTGTTATAAAGTCATTGGCAACATTACAACCATAAGCTCCAACATTAGAAATAAGAATCTTATCACCAATATTAGTTGGACCGGAATAATCACGATGGATAATATCATTCTCAATACAGGTACATCCGTAAATGGTAGCGTGTTCGACGTAATCGCTATCGTTTGAAAGCACATTGCAAGGTGGATTTTTCGTATGGCAGACAAAACCGACATCATCACGCTTGCAATCCACAACGAGCATTGTTTTTCCTCTGATAACTTTCTTGCCGATAATGGTTGCAAGTAGAGACATGGAAGTGGAAACTATCGGTGTGCCATTCTCGGTGATAAGCTGCACTTCTCCATCAGGGAACTCTCTTGCAAAGACTTCACCAATAGTTTTGGCATACTCCTCATACAATGGTATATATTCTCCATATTGAGCTTTTAAACTGTCATCCATGCGACCGAACATGTTGCCGCCAATATCAACTATATTGGCTCTAAGTTCTTTTGCATATCGAGCCATCATTTCGGCACGCTTCTTGAAATACGACAGTCCACGAGCATAAGAAATATGACAATGAACACATTTGACTTTTATCAATCCTCTTCGTTGTAGTTCTATGATTTCTTGATAACTTTTGCTATCAACATCAATTCCAAATCTTGAAACTATGCCATTCCCAATATCAAAATTTAGACGCACTCCAATTGCAAGCGGTGAGGTGTATATTCCGATAAGTGAACCAAGCTCACCTACATTATCAACGTTCACTATTCCACCATGATTAGCACATCGTATCTTATTGCCCAAATCAGGGATAACTCCATTGTATATAATCCGGCTGTCATCAAATCCATAGTTCCGTGCAAGCTGATACTCTTTGGGAGAAACAACTTCTGCATATCCACCAATTTCTTTTACCACATTGATGAATTCTTTGCAGTAATTCGTCTTGAAACTGTACCCGATATTATAGTTTGGGTAGTATTTTCTGAAAGCGGCTACAAAATCGGTGATATTCCGTTTGAAGTCATTTTTGTCTGCAATGTATAGAGGTGTTTTCAAATCATCGCTTGACATTAATCTTTGCTGTATTTTTTCTAAAGTCAAATTCATAATACTTTCCCCATTTATTTTTCATTGCACATCTATATTCGTAGTTCTTTCTGGAATCAATGGTGGTTCCTCCTTCATTGGAAGCTTGGATACCGTAGCTGTGAAAATATTTAGGCAGGAGTACAACTCTGTTCATAAGCAGTTCCTGTAACATCATATCAACATCGGATATCGCCGGGTCTTTCAGATCATATCTGGCCTTGAGTGCTTTCTTGTTTATCCATCTTACATGACCGGGCATTCCCTTAAAACAAAATTCCTTGTCATACACATACAAAGCCATTTGTGGATTATCAAAAGCAAGCCCAAGATTTAAATCGTAAAGTAGCTGGCCGATACGGAGTATTTCATCACATGTGCGTTCTTTCCAGTCAGGGTAGTTTTCTGCTGTGATGGCAGTATAATTGTCAAGTCGATAACAGAAACGCTTTATATCATCATCGGCAACAAATATCACATCCTCCGGTGTGTTTTCAATTATCCAATATAGCGTTGACATGAAACTATGTACCTTGCCGCCACATTCAAGCGTGGCATCCTTAGGAATGACAAGCATATCATCTATGCCGGCATTTCTATAAGCATCAGCTTCTTCTTCCCTAACGACATAAGTACAGTATTCAAGGCAATTCTTAGTCATTATTTTATGAGGTCGCTGATATGACATGACGTATATGTTAAACGTAATACCGGGTGTCATAGAACTTTTTCATCTTTAATCCATAATTTAGTTCATATGTGGATGGAATTTCATAACCAAGTAATTGTTTGCATCGCAAATAAACCATATTGCAACCTGCATGACGTACAAACGGGAGAGAGGCATTGATACGCGGGTTTATTTCAAGCAGTACCACCTTGCCGCTCTTCTTCAGAATGAAGTCAAAAGCCACATTACCATCAAGTTCAAGTTCTCTCACAATCTTGCTGACAATATCATACGCCATGTCGTTGGACTGGATTTCTCCATACATAATGGAGCCGAAAGCCATCATGTAGCCGACATAACCGCAGATATGAGTAACTACTCCTTTGTCTGCAAGCGCACTAACGGTGTAATCCAGTCCTTCGATTCTCTGCTGAAGGATAACCTTATTTTTACCATTGTCAACGATGGATTTCAAATCAAGCAAGGATATGTATCTGTTTTCTCCGAACTTGTTGAATAGAGAGGTATCATTGCACTTCTTGTCATCCACAACGGCGAAGCCTTTACCGCCGCACAGATTGTCCACTTTACAACAGATAGAGCTGTTTTTGTACTTGAACATAGAGGCGAAAGCATCCACATCGGAAACACTCTCAGGAATGATCTGTTTGGGCATTAAGCCGGCATAACAACTATAAAGAGCAATCTTATTGTTGGCAACCAGAAGACTGTCAATAGAAGAAACAGATACAAGAATACCGTTTTGCTCAAACTTATCTTTAGCGCGAGCCATTATTTCCAACTCCAATGTCGCTGTAGGCATGATGATTGAAACATCATATTCCTTGCATAAGGATATGAGTGTTTCAACATAATTTGGAGCAGAAATGGGCGGAACCACAAAATTACCGTCTGACAGTTCAGCAGGCGGGAGGTTGGCCGCAACGGAATTTGCGACATATACTTTTATATCAACTCCGTCTTCATTGTTTTTCAAACAATCTATCATTTCTTTTACGTGGATGGAGCAGCACGTAAGCAGTACATTGAAATTTTTCATTGTTCTTTTTCTTTTTTAGGCATAATCTGGGCTTTTATATCATCGTACCATACGGCACGTGCTTTAATCTTACGCTCTCTGGTGGCGTTTCTGGATACAAGAACTTTCTTGTCGTCAATTCCAAGAGCACGGGTCAGATTCAGATGGTCTATCTCGTTACGACATACAATCATCACATAATCGTATTTTTCATAGCGTATCAGTTCCATATCCTTGATCTTTGTTTCTTTGACATTCAGATTTTCAAGGTCAAGGCTTAAATCGATTTTCAAGTCTGCGGTCCATTCAGCCAGCTTGTCCATATCCCATTCGCCGGCATGGGTGTTCGCTTTGATATTAATAGCCTTTAATTCTGATTCACTGTAACCAATAAGGCGTTTGCACAAAACTTGAGTGTCAGGATTCTCCATAAGAATGGAAACACGTTGGTGTCCGGATATGATATTGTTGTGTTCGTCAATGACGATAACGCCGAAATCGCCAAGGTTGTCAAGTGACTCCTTCAGCTTCTCCTTGGCCTTCTTCTTTAATGGTTTACGGGGATTCCCAAACTCTGTCTTAAGTTCGGACACAGGCAGTTCTATAATTTCTATTCTTTTATCCATTGCTCTTTTTTTATAATGAATATATGTACGTTAGACCTGACAGAGGAAGTACCGATATCATTAAATCCGAGTTTCAGGGCATTCTTCCATGCAGCGGTATTACAGGGATTGATATATTGGTAAACCCCATTCATTTTAGCGATGCGGAAAGCATATTCAAGGATAAGCCGGTTACATTCATAGCCTATGCCTTTACCCCAAAAGGCTTTGTTAAGGATATGAGTGTGAAGTTCTCCAAATCCGTATGCTGATTCATCTATTCTATCTATGAAAACATTGCCGACATATATGCCGTCTGCCAGAACAGCAAAGCGTATACACTCATCACTTTCTGACTGTTCTCTATAAAAGTTGTTTTCTGATTCAAGGGATAGGGGAGAGTAGGGGCTTTCGCAAATAGCGTACTTCCATATATCCTTATCCTTACGCATCCTCCAGCTATGTTCTGCGTCGGATATTCTTTGAGGCCTTATTGTTACTTCCATATTTTCCAGGTTATGTACAACTTCATACATTTTCTGCGTAAATGCCTGCCGGGCATATTCCCGACAGGCTTAAACACAAACTCAATCATTTTTCAAGCTACTCGCAAGAGCACTCATGCAATTTTTCGGCTTCTTTCAGTCGTGTCAGATGGCAATTTCCATCACCCCGTAAATTACATAAGCCTTTTTGTCCTTGTTTTCGCTTGACTACTACTAAGGGTTGCGGGAACTCAAGGATTCGAACCTTGTTCTTCGGATTTTCAGTCCGACGCATAGACCAACTTTGCTAAATTCCCTTGTTAGCTAATTGAAGGAAGCAAGACTT